AGCGTCACCAATTTTCTCAAAAATTGGACCCACCAGACACTTGAAAAAGTCTGAGCGGGAATTAATTGCGCGCGGGTGTTTCCACCCCTCGTAATGCTCCTCTTTGCAAAAGGACTTACACTTCATGATTTTTCTGCGCATTTTGTTGGGAACTTTGGACCAATCCCTTACTTGACCGGTTCCGTCAATGTAATGTCTGTGTAGTTCCCAGACCTCCTCAAGCTCGTCACACCGTGCACTTGAGTAGGTACCTTTAGCCCTCTGACTGGCAATCCAAGTTTCAAAAGACAGGTCAGTGGTAGGGTCAATTGGCTTGAGATTCTTGCGCACCCACTTATGCACAAATCTTTTTAGTTTCCGTTTCTCGAAACGACTTAATGGTTTCCGCTGCCAGCCTAGCCGCGCCTGAAGCCCGCAGGCCAAGGAGATGGGGTCTGGATCTGGTTTCGGGGGAACAGCGCCTTCAACGTGGCAGCCAAGAGAGACAGATTGGGGCACTCTCTTTCGCTGCATTGTTTTGGCGGGCGGGTGTATTTTGGTGATCTTCAGTGAAGGTTTAACTTCACCGATTTCCTTTACACGCACACCTGGGTCTGTAACCCTGTATCCGGCCAGATACAAACCTTTCCTTCTCCTTATTGGGCCATCAGAAAATCCGAAATGCTGTCTGCGACGCGAGTCTTACTCTGGACGTCGGCTGTAACTGCTGCCACGGTCAAAGACCAAGGGTCGGCTGCGTTACTGACAGTTCGGGCTTGGGTCAGGGCACTCTTCCTCTCAGCATTACTGGGACTTGTCAAATCAATGGAATTCGCTGCCTGGTTGACCCTAGTTGCTAACAACTGTGGGTCAATACCTAATTGATGAATTTTTGGAATCATCAATTCGGTCGGTAGCTGGTCATCCAATAGAAAAGACACTGGTTCGTAATGGAGAGTCGAAGCGTCCATTTTGAAGAGAAGTGGACCTAGCCTGGACTTCTCAATAACCTCGTCTCTGTGGGGGCCAGAGCCAAGGGTGTCGGAGATGTGGGCACCATTCCTGAATACAACGTCGACGATACGGGCACGCCAGACACTGAGTAAAGAAGATGCTGCTTGGATTGGGGCGGCCTGATTCCACGCATCATCGCCGTCGTCCTCTATCCATTCCGGGTTAGCATACTGCCCGGGCACGACCCGCTCCATCTCCAGAACGTAGTCGTGTTTTCTCACCAGAATCATGTATAGGTACACGTTAAACATGAAACCGACGAGAAGTATGAGCGATTGTGTTAGCACAACCAGCTCGGCCACTGTACGGTTGAGGTGCTTTGCGACTTCATCACTTGCGTGACCCGTCCACCCAGCATCATAAACAAAGCTGGGCACCAACACCCCTGCCGCAATGGCAAGCAAAAATCCAACGAAGCAAGTTACAAGAATGTAACGGCGGGAATAACGTTCAAGAGAGAGGGTAAGTCTCTCCATCTCCAAAGTGTTGCCAACAGGAATATCACTGTTGTCAACGAGTGGTAAAGCATGACCTGAAGCTAAATCTAATGGGAAGTTGTGCGCGTTACGTTCGTGCATTACTTCCATACCTAAATCAGCACGGTTAATGATATCAGCCCATGTGTTGATAACACGACCTTGAGAATCAACTACAGATTGGTTGAAGTTGAAACCGTTTAAGTTGAATGCCATTGTACTAATACCCATAGCAGTTAACCAGATACCTAAAACTGGCCATAAAGCTAAGAAGAAGTGTAAAGCACGAGAGTTGTTGAATGAAGCGTATTGGAAGATTAAACGACCAAAGTAACCGTGTGCAGCTACGATGTTGTAGGTTTCTTCTTCTTGTCCGAACTTGTAACCGTAGTTCTGAGACTCAACTTCGGTGGTTTCACGAACCAAGGAAGAGGTTACTAAAGAACCGTGCATAGCGGAGAACAAAGAACCACCAAATACACCAGCTACTCCCAACATATGGAAGGGGTGCATTAAGATGTTGTGTTCAGCTTGGAACACGAACATGAAGTTAAAGGTTCCAGAGATTCCTAAAGGCATTCCATCAGAGAAAGAACCTTGTCCGATGGGGTAGATTAAGAATACTGCAGTTGCCGCAGATACAGGTGCAGAGTATGCAACACAGATCCAAGGACGCATTCCTAAACGGTAGGAGAGTTCCCACTGACGACCCATGTAGCAGAAAATTCCAATTAAGAAGTGGAAAATCACTAACTGGTAAGGACCGCCATTGTAGAGCCACTCATCTAAAGAAGCTGCTTCCCAGATGGGGTAGAAGTGAAGACCGATAGCGTTAGAAGAAGGAACAACTGCACCAGAGATGATGTTGTTTCCATAGAGTAAAGATCCAGCTACAGGCTCACGGATACCGTCGATATCAACGGGAGGAGCAGCGATGAAAGCGATGATGAAGCAGGTGGTAGCAGTTAAGAGGGTGGGGATCATCAGAGTACCGAACCAACCTACATAGATGCGGTTGTTGGTGCTGGTGACCCACTGACAAAACTGTTCCCACAAGGAAACGCTCTCGCGTTGTTGTAAG